TTTCTTTACCATTCGCTGGTGTAGACGGTCCCCCAGAGGAAAGCCCGCTGCTCGTCGGTCAGGCCGGAGAAGTCCTCCAGCCATTCCCGCACATGGTCGCTCTTGGCCTCGCCCTTCACGGTCTTACCGTCTGCGTCCTTGGTCCCTTCCATCTCGTTGTAGGCGGTGTGGAACAGGACGTACTCCCAGGGTTCGATGCCCTGGGCCTCTGCGTCGTCGGCCTGGGCCATCCACTTGGTGCTGACCTCGTACTGTCCGTCGGAATGGTCCGCCAGGGCGCTCTTGTCGGCCAGATCATAGGCCGCCTTGAGCACCTTGTCGCGGGTCTCGTCGTCCATTCCCCGGAAGATGGGGCTGCTCGCCAGGTCGTCGGCCATGCTGCGGTAGTCGCTGGCCCGCTGGTCGGAGTATGCCCGGTAGGCGCTGCTGCCCAGGTCGTCCGCGCCGAAGGTCTCCTCCTTCTCCTTGTCCGGGGCGTATTTGTCCCGGCTGCCGATAAGGTCCCGCGCCCTCTGGGGCAGGGTGTAGTCCGGGTCCTTCTCAACGGCCTTGTTGTAGCGGCTCCGCATGGCGCTGTCGATGCTTGCGCCGTCCACGCCCATGCTGTTCATCAGGTCGTCCCTGATGTGCTGGTAGGTGTCCATGTCGCCCTGCTCCAGTGCCCGGTACAGAATGGCGTAATAGCGGTTCTTGTTGCCGGTGTTGGAGATGTTGTAGATAGCCTTTTCCATCTCGTACTGGAGCGGGATGTTTCCGGTCTCCACCGCCGCGCTCCGGGCCAGGCCCCACATATCCCGCGTCAGGTTGGAGGCCGGTATGCCGAACATCTTTGCCCCGGCGGCCAGCAGCCCCTTGAGAGCGTAGGCCCTGGTCCGCTTGCCCTGGCCGTCGGCGCTCTGGATGGCCGTCTGTCCGGCCTGGATAAGGTCGGACACGATCTCCATTTCCGTGCGGGACACGTCGTAGCCCTGCATGATGGACAGCGCGTCCTTCACAAAGGGGATTTGCCCCAGGGGGTTCATGTTGCTGCCGACGTTGCCCTCCATGATGGCGTTCCAGGCTTTCTCCCAGGGGGTCTCCTCGTCACCGGAGATGCCGGTGAACGCAGCCCGGAAGCGCTCCCAGTATTTTTTATCTTCGTCATCGTCGCGCATGGCGTCGATAAGGCTCTGGGCCAGAGCGTTGACCACGTTCGTCACCACCAGGGCCGTGGCTGCCCGGCCCATCGTCTTGATGGCCTTGCCGCGCTTCTGGCTGTTCTGTTCGTAGCGCACCTGGTCATAGGTCCGCATCAGCAGGTTGAGGCTCATAATAGGCTCGCCCATGAAGCTGGTCGCCTGCTTCACCACCGCATTGCTGGAGCGCATGATGTTGGACCGCTGGAGCACGCCGTCTACCACCTGGGTCTGGTCGATGACCTCCGCGAACAGCTTTGCCGTCTGCCGGTAGAACGCCTCGCTGCCCTTGGTGAGGCCCTGGTGTTCCCGCGCCGTGGCCCACTCGCAGGCGTTCCACAGCTTGCCCCAGGTCACGGCGTCCGCCGCACCCGCAGGGGCGGAAAGGGCGTCGTTCAGCTTCCGCACGTTCGTCCGGTTGTCGAACAGCGTCTCGGTCATCTTGTAGGGGCTGGAGATGTCGAAGCCGCCCGCATCCTTCCGCATGGCGATGGGGGAGTATTGCAGGGCTTTCTTCCATCCGCTGCCCCGCGTAACGCCTCTTGCAAGGCCCCGCGCCATGTCCTGGGGGTCCAGTACCGCCGCCGCCCGGAAGAACGCCGTGGGCTGCTGGATGACCACGCGGATGTTCGCGCCCACGGCTGCGCCCTTGAAGCCGCCGATGGTCTTTCCGGCGATGTCCCACATGGGGCTGTCGCCGGGGGCGTTGATACCGTTCTGGATGTCCTCCATCAGGTTGTGCCAGTATTTTTGACTGCCGGGGCCGCCCACGCGGTCCAGCAGGCCCTTGATGGTCTTGCCGGTGGGGTTGCCCTCCTCGTCCCGGAACTGGTAGTTGAACAGGCGGTTGATGTCCTCCATCGTGCAGAGCCAGGAGGCATAGTCCGTCATGTCGGAGGCGTGGTTGGCAAAGGTAGTGAAGATGCCCGCCAGGTCCAGGGCGTTGCTCGCGTGGGGCATCGTGGTCTTTGCCATGCCGATGTTCTTAATGGAGCGGGTGTTGTTTCCGCCCTTTTCGATGTTGCTGTGCAGGCCCTCCTTGGCCGATTTGATGGGCCAGTAGTCGCTCTCGGTGAACTTCTTATAACCGTAGGCTTCCATGCTGGCCTTGTTGCCGTAGTCGGCCAGCACGCCACGGGTCAGTCCTTGCAGGCCGTCCGCGATCTTCACCTGCTCCGGTGTTAGCGTCCCGGTGATGTTCACCAGGTCGCCCTCCGTCAGGCGGATGCTGTCCGTGCCGCGCCGGATTTGCGAGGTTTTGATCTCTGGCTGCACCACGCCGCCCTTGAGCAGGTGGTCGTGGGCCTGCTTGCGCTTCACCAGTTCGTACAGCTCCATCACCTGGGCCGTGGAAAGGGTCAGCTTCTCGCCTCGCTCAGTGGTGAAGGTATGCGTGGTCGCCTCCAGCTTCTTCACCGTCTTGGGGTCCACGATCTTGCGGACCTCCCCGGCCACATGGTCCACCATGAGCTGCTGCTGGTCCTGCGCGTCCCGCAGCATCCGGTAGACCGCCTTGCCCGCCTCTCCGTAATGGGAGAAGAAGGTGTACGGGGTCTCCAGGTCAATGAGGGCGTGGTTGCTGGTCAGGCTGTTCTTGGCCCGGCGGCTGCTGGTCCCGATGGAGAGAGCCTGCGCCCAGTCCGCCGTCCTGGCGTACTTGGCCTTGGACAGGACTTTCCCCGCCGTGTTCACGCTGTGCTCCACGGCCTTGACCACCTGCCACACGGTTTGAAGCTGCGCCACGCTCATGTCGGCCAGCTTGGTGTCCTTCATGGCGATGACCGCATCAAAGCCGCCCTTGATGCCGTCGGCGTCGCTGCCCAGCAGGGAGGGGTCAATGACCATATCCCCGCCCTCGGCCACGATTTTGGCGTACTGCTCCTTGAGGGCGCGGAACGCCTCGGTTCGCTTGGTGGGGGTGCCGCTGCCATCCTTCACCCGCTTGCCGTTCTCGTCGAGGGTGTACTGGCTCTCCTGGTTGATGCTCTCCAGCATAGCGGCCACGCTTCCGCGCATGGCCTCCGGGATGTGGTGCTGGTCGCTGGGGCGGAGGAGCTTCTGGGACAGAGCGCTTGCATGGCGGGTGATTTTGGCCCGCAGCTCACGGGCTGCCCGGCGTTCCCGGCCCGCTGCGTCCTTGGCCGCATAGCGGTCTTTCAGAGCGCCCATCTGCCGCTCGCGGGCCTCCCGCTCCTTGGCAATGGCGTTCTGTACCCGCTGCCGGTTCTGCTCCCGCAGTTCCGCCAGGCGGGTGGTGTACTGCTCCCGCACCTTCTGGACCTGCTCCCGGCCCTTGGCCTTGGCGTTCTCCAGCTTCAATGCCTGCCGGTCCGCAAAGGTCTTTCGCGTCTGGGGCAGGTCGAAGAAGGTCTCCATGATCTCGTTCGCCGCGCCGGTCACGGCCTGGTCCATGTGGCGGGAGAAGGGGTTGTACTCGTTGATCTCGCTGATGCCGTCCAGCACTTCCACGATGTGGAGGAGCTGGTCCGTCGGATGGGTCTGTTCCTGCTCGCTGAAAAACTCCGGCCAGCGGGAGGAAAGCTCCTGGTACACCTGGTCGATGTTGGTGTGGCCCTCGCTGCCCAGGTTCAGCCGTCCGAACTGCCGCTTGCGGAAATCGCCATAGTCCGCGATGTCCCCGTGGTATTCCTTGCCGTAGATGATCTTGGTCGTCCGCAGGTAGTCCCGCAGGTCGCTGTACGCATCGTACATATCGCTGTCCACGGCCACCGCGTTGCTCACCAGGGTTTCCGCGATGTCCTCCGCCCGGCGGCGGGCCTCGGTGTAGGTCAGCTCATCCTTGCCGTCGTAGCCGCTGGCGATGTAGTCATAGAGGCTCTGGAGGTCTCCCTGGATGTCCTTCACCGCGATGTCGGCCCCGTAGTTCTGGATAAGCTGTTTCGCGGCGGCGGTCACGGCCTTTTTGTCCGTGGTCACGCGCTGGGTCCGCCGGGTCTGGCCCTGCCAGTAGTCCCGGCTCTCCTGGAGCTTCCCGTTTCGGCGCTGGATGGCGATGTAGTCCTTCATCTGCTCCCGCAGCAGCCGGTTTTCCTCCTGCAAGGCGGCAACACTCTTGCTTTCCGTCCCGGTCTTGAGGGAGAAGCGTGCGCCCTCCACGCTGTTAATCTTGGCAAGGCGGTCCACGTCGTCTCCGGTCTTGTATTCCAGCATCCGCACACCGGCCTGCTCCAGACCGTCCCGCAGTTTCTTGCTGCTGTCATCGGGGATGACGGCGGCCAGCACTTCGTCGAAGCCGACGGCCCGCTGGGGCTTTGCCTCAAAGTAGCCGGTGGGCATTTCCGCCGCCGCCTGGTAGACGGCCTGGATGTCCTGAGCCGTCTGGCTGCTGATTTTGTACCCCTCCTTGGAGAAGGCCCGCATGATAGCGTCCACCGTCCTCTTGCCCTTGGACGTTTCCATCAGGATGCTGCCGATGATGTCGCTCTCGACGAAGGAATTGTCGGAATGAGCCTTGTTTCCCTGCTTGATCTTCGTGATGATGCTGCCGATCTGGTCATCAATGGCCTGGAGCTTTGCTTCATACTCGGCCCCCTCGTCCATGCCCAGCCGCCCGCTGTCCGCCTTGATCTCCTGGATGCTGCGGTATTCCGGCGTCGCCACGGATTGCAGGGTCTTGGCGCTTGCGCCCCAGGTGTTGCCGCCGCGCTCCTCCTGGCCCTCCTTCATCGCCTTGACGATGTTCTCCAGGGTGTAGGCATAGTGGAGCTGCGAGAAGCTGCGGAGATTGCCGGAGGGGGTGTAGGGGTCCTTGCCATTGTAGATGCCCGCCTCGCCCAGCAGGCCGTCCAGCTTCCCGGCAATCCACTCCTCAACGGCGTGGTCATCCACGGCGCTGCGCAGCGCGTCAGAGGTAGCCATCCGGTCGATTTCGCCCTTGGTCGCGCCGCCGTCCTGGTACATATCCCATGCGTGGTGAACGATGTCCTCCAGGGTGAAGATGGAAACGCCGTCCATGGAATTGTCGATGCGGGTCTGCCGTCTTTCGTTGATCTCCGCGTCGGTCCAATGCCTCTTGACGGCCATTCTGCGGAGCATGGGTTCGCCCTGTTCCCGGTAGTAGTCCCGGAGAATGTCGCGGATGACCTCGGCATTCTCGCCCAGGGCGTCCTTCACGCTCTCGCCGGTCTCCAGGTTGGCCTCGATTTCAGCCAGCGTGTTCACGCCCAGGCGGTCAACCACCTTTTGCAGGGTGTCGTTGCCGAACTTGTCCCACACCTTGTCCATCTTTACCGGCTCCAGGCTCTTGCCCTGGTCTGCCAGATAGGCCGCCCGCACCGTGTCTGTGGAGGCCAGCTTCTCCGCCAGTTCTGCCGTGCTCCTGGTGCTGGTGTCGTCGATGCCCACAGAGCGCAGGGCGGCGCTGTTCCCGAAGATGCCGCCGGCCACGGAGACATCCCCGGCAAGCCGGTGCAGCTCGTGCTCCACCTGGGATGCCTTTTTGCTGTTCACGGGGTAATCTACTCGCGGAGCTGTCGGCGTCCAGGCATCGCCACCGTACACCTTGTTGGCGCGGAATAGCTGCGGGTCGATGGTGTCCTTGCTGAACACAAGGGAGATGGGGCCGTACTTGGTGTGCCCGTCCCTGGCTTTTACAATGGCGATGGAGGGCATGGGCAGGCCGCCCAGCTTGATGGCAGCCAGGATGCTGTTCTCGTCCTTGTTGTGCAGGGCCAGCAGCTTGTCCGTCTCCTCCACTGGGGTCTTGAGGGAGAATTTCGTCTCTTTCTGGTTGTCGGCCTTAAAGCGCTCGTGCAGCTCGCCCAACTCCTTGGCGTATGCGTCGAAGTCGTGGAACACATGGGCCGCAGGACCGTCCACGAACATATCTGCTTTGCCCGCCGCGATATGCCCGTACATCGTCGCGTTGAACTCGTCATAGAGGCGGGCCGGGTCTGCATTTTCCAGCGTGGTATGCTGATGCTCTGCCACATGGTTCAGCAGCACACGGGTCATCCCGTCGCTCATATTCAGCATCGTTGGCGTCCGTTCCACAAAGTCCAGGTAAGGCTTGTAGCCTACCTGCCGCATCACATGAGTGACCTCGTGGGGGGCAAACATCCCCCGGTTCTTCTCCGGCAGGGTCTCCCGGAAGAAGATTTGCCCATCGGCAGAGAACGCCGGGGTGCTGCCCTTGTTCTTGGCCCATGCCGCATCCGCCACAACAAAGCTCGGCACGCCGTAGTCCACCGCCGTCCGCTGCTCTGCGTAGGCCACGCTGCCCTTGGCCGGTTCCACCGTGTGGCCCTCCACCCAGGAGCGCACGGGTTTGGCCCCGAAAGACGGGTTTACTCCTCCGTGTCGTCCAGAAGCAGCAGAAAGCTCTCTGCGAACTCGTCCATCTTGGCCTTTTCCTTCTCGGTCAGCGCTCTGCCCATATCCTTCTCGGCTGCCTGTGCCAGGTCTGCCGCCAGTTTCGCTTTCTTGTCCATCCTTGCCGTCCTCCTTCAAAGAATTTCTTGTTGCGGCCATTGTATCATTGCCGCCCTCTCCTTGCAAGGCCTTTGCCTGCCGGGCTGCCGCCTCCAAGGCTGCCGTCAGCTTCCCCTCGGCGGTCTGGGCCTTTTTCTTCTCGGCCCCAGTCAGCTTATCAATGAGGGAGCGGATAGCGTCCCGGACCTTTTGCAGCAGCGTCCGGTCATCCCGGTGCCGCTCGATGAAGTCATCCAGCACCTTGCCGTCGTCAATGAGGCGGCCCGCATAGTCCGCCGCCACCTCGTCCATGGCCTGCTCATAGGTCAGCTCCACGCCCTGCGCGGCGTAGCTGTCGATGCGCTTCTGGATGCTGTCCTGCTCCTCCTGTGCCACGATGTCCCGGAACGTCCGGTACTCCGTAGGGGCAAGTTCCTGCATCCGGTGGGTCATCTCGTGGCCCACAATAGCCAGTACAGGGTTTTCATTGTTCCGTTCCACCAGCACCGTGCTGCCGCTGATCTGGGCATTGGCCGTTCCGCCGCGCACGCTGTCCACGAACTGCACCCGCACGCCCAGGGCCTTGGCAACTCTGTTGACCTTGGCCGCCGTCTCGGCGGTCAGATAGACGCGGCTCTCACCGTTAGCGTCCAGAATGGCACGGCCCTGCTTGTCCTGCAACGTCCTGCCGCTCTCCACGGCCTGCTTCACAAAGTCGTCATACACGAGACCGCTGTCCTCTCCGGCCACCTTGGCATACTTGGCCGCCTGCTGTTCACGCCGGAGGGAGAGGGCGGCGTCGTTCTGTCCGGCGGAGTAGGCCGCGAAGCGCTGGGCCTCCGTTAGGCGGCTGCCGTAGTCGCTGTCCACCCTTGCCATGTCTGCGCCGTTGATACCCGCCTCGTAGTAGGAGGCGAAGCCTGCGTAGTAGTCGTCGGCCCGCACGCTGCCGTCGTAGCTGGCGGAGAGGGCCTTGGCCCCGTTCTCGCCCAGGCTGGCCGCAGCGTCCCGCACGCGGCGGATGTCATACGCCTGCTGCGCCGCAGGGCGCTGCTGCTCCACCTGCATGGCGGGGCGCACGGTCTCCTGCGTGGCCGTCTGCCGGGCTTCCGTTGCGGTGGGGGCAGTTTCACTCGCGTTCGTAGAAACGCCGCTCTGCGTCCTTGCAAGGGTCGCCACGGCGTTCTTGACGGCCTTGCGCTGCTGGCTCTTGGTCATGCCGTCCTGTACCACCTGACCCGCCGCCTGCTCCAGGGCCGCCATGGCATCCTGGTCAGCCAGAATACGGTCCGCCATCTTTCCGTGGATGCTTCCGTTCTGGCTTGCCTGCTCCGCTGCCTGGGTCAGCAGCTCATTGGCCGCCGTGGCCTGGGGCGTCGCTTCTGTCTGCGGTGCGGGAGCGGTGGTCTCCTGCTGGGTGCCGGTTTCGCCCACGTTGTAGTGGTAGGTGGCCGGGGTGATAACGCCGCCCATCATACCGGAGGCCGCGCCCACAAGGAAGTCATACAGGGAGTTTTCCAGCGTCTCTCCGGCACTGGCCGCGTCTCCGCCGTAGATGCGGGGCATCTGCCACTCCATCCAGTCTCCGATGAACTCCTCCAGCCCCTCACCGACCGCTCCGGCTCCGAAGGTCAGCGCGCCGCCCAGCACGCGCTTGCCCGCGTCTGTCTTTGCGAAGCGGTTCACAGCGGAGCGGATGCCCCGCTCCACGGCGTCGTCCAATGCGCCGCCGCCATAGGCATGGCTGAACGGCAGGGCGATGTTGAACATCATCTCTGTAATTACTTCCTTTGCTGCCACGGCCCCGCCGTAAAGCCCCTGCTGCCCCAGAGTGGAGTTCGGGTTGTCCTGGCGGGCCTGCTGCGTAGCCCCGCCGAACGCACGCATGGCAAAAGCGCCCTTGCTGCCCGGCGTTCCCAGCAGGGCGTTGGCCGCTGTGTCCAGCGCTGTCTGGGTCATAGAAGCGCCTGCGTCCACCAGCACACGGCCTACGCCGCCCAGCCCTTCTTTGGCCCGCTCAATGTCCTGGGCAGAGGATTGCTGGATGTCGTCCGCCATCTCATAGCTGGCCTGGGTCGCTTTCTGCTGTACCTGCTCGTCCAGCACCTTCGCCATCGCGTCATACTTCCGCTGCCAGTCGTCGATGATGTACTGCTGGCTCTGGATGTCCCGCTCGTTCCAGCTTCCGGGCTTTTCCTTGTTTTCCGCCAGCATGGCGTCCATGTCCAGCTTGGCCCGCTCCAGGTTGTGGGAATATTCCGCCAGGTACTCCCGGTTCTGCGTGTCGCGTCCGCCCTGGCCCATGGCGTAGAGGGTGCTCATGGCGTTGCTGTTGGAGGCCATGGACCCCTTGGCCCCGCCTCGGATGGTGTCTCCCAGGCGGGAGAAGAAGCCCCGCTTCTCTGCGGGCTTTTCCGCCGTGGCCTGCGGCACAGCGGGCAGTTCTGCGTTTTCTCGCTTTAAGGTTAGCCCACCAGCCTGCCATGTCTGCGTCCGCCCGGCGGAGGTGGTGGACGGTGCAGCGGCAGCCGGGGCGGTATTCGCCCCGGTCGTCTGCTTGTTCTCCTCCTGCTTTCTGCTCCCACTGGTCCAGGTTTTCCCGGTCCCAGTCTGTTTTAAGGTCAAAGCCATACTCCGTTCCCTCCTTACGAAAGGTCAAAACCGAACAGCTTAAACTTACGCTTGAGCGTTGCCAGTTCACTGTCGGTGAGGCCCGCCTGGCTGATTTCGTTAAGAAGCTGTTCCACGCTGGAATAGCTGCGCCCGTTCCAGGTGAAGATGCCCTCGTCCTGGTCCCAGTCCAGGCTCGTCTTTCCACCGCTGCCGCTGCCCTTGCTGCCCTGGTTCTTCATCCAGTCGGCGTAATACCCGGCCAGCTTTCCGGCCTGGGTGGTGTTGTACCCGGCGGACAGCAGCCAGGCGTATGCGTCACCCTCGCTGCGGATGCCCGCCTTGTACATTCCTGCGTACACGTCCTCGCTGGCGCTTGAGCCGCCGCTCTTGCTTCCGCCGGAGCTGCCGCCTCTGGAGGACCCACCGCCGGAGCGAACGGATGCCTGCGCCTTGTTGTATGCGCTCTTGAGGCCCGCGATCTCCTGGTCCGTGTACCCCAGGGCCTTGTAGCCGGAGAAGTCGCCGCCCGCCGCGAGGGTCTGGGCCTTTGCCAGCGCCCGGTTGTACTCCGTCTCGTCCTTGTAGGTCTCCCGGTTGTAAGCGGTCTCGTCCTCGTAGCGCTTGTCCGCGATCTGGTCCCGGCCCACGGAATAGTTCCACTCGTTGTTGTAGCGCTCGTCGCTGATATTGTCCCGATGCACGCCGTAGTCGAAGCTCCGGTCCGTGTTGTACTGGGCCAGGAGGTCGGCGTACTTTGCGTAGTCGCCCTGCTCCAGGGCCACCAGCATTTCCAGGTTTGCCCTCTGGGTGTTGCCCTCGTCCTGGTACATGGAGTAGGCAAGCTGTTTCAGCTCCGGGATTTTATCGGCCAGCGCCCCCATGTAGTTGTCATAGGTCTGCTGCGCTGCGCTGCCCGCATAGCTGCTTGCAAGGCCGCCTGTGCGGGCGCTGACCTGCCCCAGGGTGTCCTGCATCGCCCGCTCGCCGCTGCGCGTGTAGCTCTCCTTGTACTGCTGATAGGTGGGGTCCTTCTCCGGGTCGTAGCTGAACGCCTCCCGGTTAAGGATTTGGCGGGTTAGGTCGTCGATCTGGTTCTGGTAGCGGCTGGTGTAGGTGGGGGCCGCCTCGTAGGAGAAACCGCCGCCTCCGTTTCCTCGTCCGCCGCCGCCCATCTCCAGGGGAATGTAGCGGCTGCCGTCGCTGTCGCCGGAATAGCCGTAGTTGCTGCGGATGCGCTCCACATAGTCGTGGGCGTCTGCCCAGGTCGTTTTGCCTGCCGCCGCTGCCGCCCGGACCTCCGCCGCGCTCCGCAGCTCGTCATTGGAAAAATGCTCCTGGTCATATACGCTGCCGCCGTAGCTGCCCCGGTCGCTGCCGCCGCCGCCCACCGTGTCGGCGCTGGGCGCGGCGGCCTTGCCGGTCTTGCTTCCGGTCTTGATGGCGCTGGTGGCATAGCCGTTCTCGTTATAGCTGATGTTGTAGCCGCCCTTGGAGACGGTCTTGCCCGCCAGGTCTTTGTTCCTGGACATATCGGGTTTTGCCATGTCGGATTACCTCCTCTTTCAGTTGGTTTTCTGCTCCAGCGCCGTCACGCGGGCTGCCAGCTTGTTGTACTCGCTGCCCAGTGTGCTCACGCTCTGCTGCACCCCGGAGAGGGCGGTTTGCAGGCTGGAGGCCTTGCTGTTCAGCCCCTCCACGCTGGTCTGTATGGCGGTCATGCTCTTTTGAAGCTGCCCCAGCATGAAGTCCAGATTTTCTTGCAGGTTTCTGGTGTAGTTGCACAGAGATTTTACGGTCCCGTTCACGTCGTTGCGGTCAAACGAAGGAGGGGAGCCGGGGAGGGTGGTTGCCATGCTCTGTCACCCCCTTAATATTCGCTGCCCAGGGCGAACTCCCGGATGATGCTCTTGACCAGGCATCCGCCCTTGCCGGACAGCCGGATGCGGAAGTTGTCGCACCGCACCGGCAGGATGGGGACTTGCAGGGTCTTGGCCCGCTCGTTGTGGGTGGAGAACACCTGCCGGAAGGGCTTGCCGTCCGTGCTGATCTCCACCTTGAGCCAGGCCCCGGCCTCCAGGTCCGCCCGCAGGTACAGCTTGGAATAGCACTTGCGCCCGTGGCTCGTCTCATCCATCTGGCACAGCGTTGCGCTCCAGTTCACCAGGCCCTCCTCGGAGTAGTCCTGCCCGGTGGTCATCAGCTTGCCCGTGGCCCCGTCCAGGAAGTAGAGCGTCCCGTCCAGATAGGCCCAGTCCAGCGCGTGGGTCGCGTCCTCCCGCAGCCAGATGGCCCGCAGCGTATCAAAGACGTACAGCTCCCAGTCGCCCTTCTCCGTCCGCATGGAGATGTAGTAGCGCTCGCCGTCCGTGCCGCCCACCGCGTCGAAGAAGCGCCGGGTCCCGAAGTTCTCCGTCAGCAGCTCCGGGGTCCCGCCGGAGTAGGCGTACACGCCGTTGCGGCCCTTGTAGAACAGCGTCTCGTTGATGACGGCCAGGGACTTCTCGCTGCCCTTCTGGATGCCGGGCACCGTGTAGGTGTAGATTTCATACTGCGCCGGATAGCTGCCCAGGACCTTGTGCAGGCAATTCTCTTTCCAGAACAGCACCGTGCTGGAGTAGGCGATGCACCCGGTGAACTCGCCCTCCGTGCCCACGGCCACGGCGTAGCTGTCCGTGGACACCCCGTCGTAGACGTAGAAGTTGGTCGGGTCGCCCAGGGCGCTGGCATAGATGGTCTTGCCCTCCGCGCCCCAGATGCGGTTATCGCACTCGCAGATGCACGTCAGGTCCGGCACCTTCCGCTCCAGCATCACCGTCCCGGCCTCCACGCCGGTCTTGGTGAAGATGTCCTTGGTGAAGGTCAGCTTCCGCGCCTCCAGGGAGCGGATGATGTGGCTGCCGTTGTTCGCGGCGCAGGTCGTACAGCCGGAGATTTCGATTGCGTCTCCGGCCTTGAAAAGCTCGTCGAAGCCTGGGTATTTGTGCAGCGCCGCCGTGTGCAGCAGATAGGTGATCTGGTAGGTCCCGTCGCTCTGCTTTGCGCTGCTCTGTACCACCATGTACTCCTTGGAGCTGTCGCAGTCGTATTGAATGTAATCGCCCGCCTTGAGCTTGTCTGGGGTCCCTGCGGTCCCACCGCTCATAGTCAGCGCTCCCGTGGTCTTGTTCACGCTGGCCCCGGTGTAGGCGGTGATGGATGTGTCGGCGGCCACGCTGCCCTTGGTCTCTGCGTTTTCCGCCGCCTGGTCGATGTAGCTCTGCTCCGGCACGGTCAGGGTGTTGGCCGTGAAGGTCACGTCGCCGGGGAAGCCGGGGTATTCCGCCGCCAGCATCCCAAACTTCTCCGCCTCCGTGTCGTAGTAGACCTTATCGGGGAAAATGACGATTTTGGTGTTGATGGTGGCAAACTGCTTTTCGCCCGCAGTCACATGGCCCACCACCTTGCCGTCATAGAGAAAGTCGGTCCCGTCCACCACGCACAGCTTCCCCCGTGCGTACAGCCCCGTGGGGCTGGTGTAGGTCCCGGCGGTCTTGCGCCCGTCCCGCTGACTGAGGCACGGGAAGCGAGCGGAGGAGAGGCCCCAGCTCTCTGCCAGCTCGCCGTCCCCGGCCCCCTGGCCGTAGTTCAGCCCGGCAAAGGCGATGATCTGCTTGCGGTTCTTGCCGGTCGCCGCCGTCATGTATGGCAGGTTCATCTCGCCCCTCCTCCTAAAATAGACCCGTCAGACCCCCGCCGCCGATGGGCAGGTGCCTGCGGTGATACTGTTTCCGCCATTCGTCCAGCGCCGCGTTGTACGCCAGGGCGGAGTTGTTGTAGTTGTCGGCCTCCCGGTTGTAGAAGTCCACCTTGCTCATAAGGTACAGGTCGTACAGCCCGTCGTAGGGGGCCTCCACCAGCAGGGGCTTGTCCCCGTCCTCCGGGAACGCCTTGGGAAAGTCCGGCAGGTCGGTCCAGCCGCACGCCGGACACAGGTTGCTGTCCATCACCCGGTCATAGGTGATCTCCGTCCCGCCGCAGGTGGGACAGACGGCGACGGGTCCCTTGGCCCCGCGCCCGCTCGTGAGCTGGTGCCGCAGGATGGTCTCCCGGTAGAGCTGTCCGTCCAGCTCCAGCAGCCACGCCGCCTTGGTCTCGTCGTCGATGGCGTCCGGCCTCGCCCGGTTCACCCGTTCGATAACTTCATTGATGCTCGGCATACCGCCGCCTCCTCTCATAGAATTTGCCGGGCAGCGGCACGCCGCCGCCCGGCTTTCTGGGTGCTTCTCTTACACCGCGCGGACCCACAGGCCGTTGTTCTTCACATACAGCCCGCCGTCGTTGCCCGGCACGCTCTCAACCGTGTAGCATCCATCGCTGTCTGTGCTGTCAGATACAACGATAGAAGATTTAAGATTAAAAGCGGGACGCGGCGCGAAGTAGGCGTTGTACACGTAGCGGTTGTCCACGGTGCCGACGGTGTTGATGAAGTACGCGTAGAAGCCATTCGAGTACGGGGAGCGCAGGCCCCAGAAGACGGCGGTCGCCGTCTCGTCCAGATAGGCGATGCGCTTTGCGTTGTCGGAGAAATAGCTGAACGCCTTGCCCTCCGTCTGCCAGCCGCTCACGCCCGCCTCCGTGCAGGAGAGAGCAAAGCCCTTGCGGTAGATCGTGTGCAGCGTCGCCACCTGGTTGCCCTCCGCCACCACAATGGGGACGGGGACCAGGCACTCCCGGATTTTCTCGTCCAGTTTCAGCGGCCAGATGCCGTCACAGAAGTTGTCCAGGGTGCAGCCGAAGTAACGGTTTTTGTAGCCGTTGCTGTCGGAGGCGTTCCATGCGATCTCACTGAAAGCATCCTTGCGGATAAGGGTCACGCCCGTGCCGGTGCCGTAGTGGTCATTGTCCAGCTTGATGAACTTGGTGGGCTTGCTGTTTTCCGCCAGCTTCACCAGGCTGCCGTTTGCCAGATTGGAAAGTAACTGTCCCATATCGTTTTGTTCTCCTTTCGTCAGGTCCGGGCAGGGCAGCGGGGATGCCCGCCGCCCGCCTGGCCTCGTCTGCGCGGTCCAGAGCCATCAACAACCTGGACCGCATTTCTCTGCGGAGCTGCTTTGTGTCGCCGTGCTTGGCGTGTGCCTCCCAGGCAGTAAAGCTCTCCATGATTTTCTCCCGCGACACCTCGCCCGCTGCGTACTGCTTCTCCCACAGCCGGATGCGTCGTTTCATCCGCTTGATGGAGGAGTAGCGCAGCTTGCTGACCACCTGGCCCGTCCGGGTCAGATAGGTGTGGAAGCCGCAGAAGTCGATGCCGTTTTGCAAGGGGAAGATGTTGGTCTTGTCGTTCAGCTCCAGGCCCAGCTTGGCAAATTCAAGCCTTGCAAGGCGCAGAGCCTCAACCGCTGTCGCCTTATCCGGGCATATCACATACCAGTCGTCCATATACATCCCTGCCAGCGGCAGGTGCAGCTTCTCGCCCACATAGTGCATGAAGGAGCTGACGTAGAACACCGCGTAGATGTGGCTCGTCTGGTGTCCCAGGGCCAGGCCCTCGTCCACGGCGTCGATGTATCGCCACATCAGCGCCCGGATGTCCGGGTCGGGAAACCGGGGTTCCAGCGCGGCCTTGAGCCGCCGGTGGTCGATGCTCTGGAAGAAGTGGCGGATGTCGCCCTTGATGACCCAGCCCTCGGCGTAGTCCCATTCCTCCATGGGCCGGTGGGGCAGACCGGCGGCCTTGCGTGCCGCCTCGTCCGCGCCCTTCCGCCGCAGGAAATAGGTCCTCATGTGCCGTTTCAGCATCTCCAGCCCGTAATGGGTCCCCTTGCCGTACTGGGCCGCGTAGGTGTTCAGCGTGAAGCTCCGGGCCAGCTCGTCGTAGACGATGTAATCCGTGAGCGCGTGCTGCACCACCTTGTCCCGGAACGTCGGGGCCTGGATAAGCCGCTTTTTGGGTTCGTAGATATAGAACGCGTCCAGCGGGTCCGGCTGGTGCGTCCCTTGCAAAAGCGATTTTGAGAGTATCAGCAGTTCCTCGATTGCGCTGTACTCAAAGGGTGCCGTACTCTTTTTGCCCCTCTTGCACCGTCTGGCCCGGTGGTAGGTCGTCCATAGGGTGTCAAAGGAGCATAGTTCCTGATAGGTCATATCACACATCCTTGCTTGGTTTTCGGATGGTGGAGCGCAGGTCCGGCATCGCTGATAGCGGCCAGTATCTCCCTCCGCCGGAGGTGTCCGGGGCTTTCCCCGGTAGCGAGCCTGGCAGCGTCGGTGCCATGTGTTTATCCCCCGTGTTCATGTCCACGGACGACGGGATATAGCCTCCTTTGATGATGGGCCTCTGCTTTCGCCGCAAGGGCTACTTGTACACGGTAATTCCATCAGAGCGGGACGCGGCGCGAAGTTGGCGTTGTACACGTTGTTGTTGTTCACGGTGCCGTCGGTGTTGATGTTGTACGCGTTGTTGTCATTCGAGTTCGGGGAGCGCAGGCCCCAGTTGACGGCGCGAACAGGCTATACCCCAATGAAAGGCAGCTATCGCCGCCGAACATCCTCTCTCGCCTGGGCAGCGCGGCTCCGGTCCTTCTCGTACCAGGCGGCGCACATATAGCGCACCGTCATCACCGCCTTGCTCCAGGTCGCGGCCTTTTGGCCGCTCACGCCGGGGTATTGCTTGCTTTCTGCCATCCGCAGTATCTTCCGCTCCAGCTTCTTGCACGCGCAAAGGGCCTCCCGCTGCATCGCCAGCCGCTCCGCCGGTCTCTCCCGCAGGTCAATGAGGTTTGCGCCCTCAATGCACGAGCAGATGGCCTCTGCACCGTTCATCAGGGCCGTTCCGGTGGTGTAGCGGTATTTCTTAGGGATGACCTTCTCATTGGCGCAGGCGTCTGCCGTGTAAAGCCACATATCAGCCGCCTTGTTGCCCAGTTTGAAGTCGTCGGTCTGTCTGTCAGCCATCGGGGCACCCTCGCTTTCGTGCTGCATCCAGCAGCTCGTCGCAGCCCTCTGCCTCCAGCACCAGGTCCGGTCCCAGCCGGATGGTCACGGTCGCGCCGGTAGGGGAGCGCCCGGTCAGCACCAGACTGTCCTCCCGGCATATCCGGCAGGGCTGCTCCAGCTCCGCCAGGAGGTTGGAGATCAGACAGGAAGCCTCCGCCCAGTCCTTACACGCTGCCCGCCGCATCCATGGCCTCCACGGAAGCTTTGTCAACCACGGCCTTGCCCGCGCTGGGAGCTTCGTCAACCACGGCCTTGTCCGCGCTGTTGGCCTCCAGGGTCATCTTGAGGGTGGTAAGCTGTTCGTTGAGGCGTGCAAGGGCGCTCTGGGCGCTTTCCTTCTCGCTCTTCTCGTGGGACAGCTTGGCCTCCAGCTCCGCCACCTGGGCCGTCAGGGCGGCAACGTCGCTGTCCTCGCTGGTGCGGGTCAGTTTCAGCCCGTGGGAGACCACGCGGAAGGGGCCGGTGTAGGTCGCCGTGGTGCTGCCGTCCTCGGCCAGCACCTCAATGGGACCGGCACAGAACGCGGCCAGAGCCTCGTCGCTGATGCCGCCGGGCAGCTCCGCCACCACGGCCTGGCGGGGGACCCCGCCGATGTTCTCCATCACCACCGTGAAGCCCTTGTCGCTGACGGTGTGATTGCCTGCTTTAATCATGTTCGTGTCCTCCTCTTATCCGATATTGATGTAAACGTCGCCGTTGGCCCCCAGGCTGGAGGCGGGAGCGCCGTTGCCGAAGTAGATGTTGCGGAAGCCCTTGGTGCTGCCGCTGGTGGGCGACACGCCGGACACGCCGCCGGTGAACGCTCCGCCCGTCTTGGGCATTTTCTGGTCTGCATAGGCAAAAATGTCCTGGGCCTTGCCCTTGGGGTCATAGACCGCCTTGGTCATGTCGCCGGGGTTTACGGCGTCCGCGCCCTTGGGGATGCCGAAGTCGAAGATGGGGGCAGCGTCCGGGCTTCCGGCCCGCCGCTTCACCGTGGCCGCACTTCCGGCGGCCAGCGTGGTGGTCGTCCCCACCTGGATGTTAGGGGTAGAGCCGTCGGCACCGGCGGGTCCCTGTGCGCCGGTCGCGCCGGTCGCGCCCTTGGCCCCGGTCTCACCCTGGGGTCCCTGGATGCCCTGCTCTCCCTTCGGGCCTTGAGCGCCGGTCGCGCCCTGCGGGCCTCTTGCGCCCTGCACGCCCTGGGGTCCCTGCGGACCCACAACCTTGCCCAGATCAATGGTAGGCATAGATGGTTCCTCCTTCCGTCAGATGTTTAGGCATAGATGCCCTGCATCGTTGATGTAATAGTCCGGGGCCTCGTTGCCGGTGTAGGTACACAGCAGATGCCCCTCGTCGGTCACGCTGAAATTGACCATGCCAGCCGTCTGCACGGCCACGCCGTCGATGCCGCGCGGTCCTTGCGGCCCCTGCACGCCCTGGGGTCCTTCCGGTCCCGTGGGTCCAACCGGGCCAGCAGCGCCTTGAACGCCCTGGGGTCCCTGGATGCCTTGGATGCCCTGGACGCCGCGCTCGCCGGTCAGGCCGCGCTCGCCCTGGATGCCCTGCTTTCCGGCCTTTCCCTGGGGTCCCTCTGCGCCCTGTTCTCCCTGGTCGCCCTTGGAGGCGATAAGCAGCCAGTGGGCACCCTCCACGCCTCCGGCCACGTCCAGCTCCGGGGCCACGCCCTTGCACGCTGCCTTGCAGATGTAGGAGCTGCCCAGCCTGCTCACCTTCTGGAGGGGCAGATAGGTCTTTGCGCTGTCATAGGCTTCCCACACCTTCACGGCCTCCTCGGCCTGCTCCAGCGCCTCGATGGCGTTTCCCACCAGGGTGCTCACCTGGGGTACAATGCCGTCGATCTGGGTCTGGAGCTGCTGCGCCTGGGTGGGCGTAGGCTCTTTCGGCGTGGTGTAGGCGTCGTTCGGCTTCACCAGCAGATGGTCCGTCACCGTGATGGCAACGGCGGTGGGGTTGCTCTCCCGGAATCCCTCAATGGTAAAGCTGCACCAGCCCTCCAGGGCCAGCGGCTCCGCCGGAATGGCCGTGTCGAAGGTCAGCGGGTCCTTCTTTGCCACCAGGTCCTCCACGCTGTTGTACAGCAGCACCGCCACGGGGCTTTCGCCCAGGGCGTTGCGCCAGATGATGCGCTTGGAGAACGCCTCCCAGTCATCGCTCATAACGATGTGCAGGCCGGTCACATTGGCCTCGCCCTGCACGCCCGCGTTCTTGCTGTCCTTGCGGACAAATTCGCCGGTCACGGTCACATTGATGGTCCTGTCCATAGGGGGTCTACCTCCTTTCTGTATGATAAAAGGCGCGGCGGGGCGGAAGGGTCGGTCCCTCCATACCTCGCCGCGCCGTGTCGCAGCCGCTTTTAGGGTCTCGCGGTGTGCCTGTTCAGTTAGATGTTGCGGGCCTTGGCCTCGGCAGCGTAGGCGCTGCTCTCGCGCTCAATGAGGTTTGCGGTGGCGTTGTCCTGGGCCATGCTCTGCTCCAGGACCTCCGCCACATAGGCGGGCACCTGCACGGTCTCACCGCGCTTGATCTGGAAGCTGCGGCCATTGACGGCCACAAAAACGTCATCCTTGTACTTGTCGTTGTCCTTGAACAGACGGATGGGCACAAGGTCGTTCGGCTTGGGCGCGGCGGGGGCGGTCTCTTTTGCCGCCTCCAGGGTCTCCTTGGCTTTGGCCTGGGCCTCTGCCACAATGGCAGCAGCTTCCGCCTTGGCCTTGGCGATGATGTCCTCCGCCTCGGCGGCGGGGGTAGCCTGCGTGGTGGCCTGCTGCTCATTGGCGGCAGCTTCTTTCTTGGCAGCCATAGTGTAAATACCTCCTGTTGGTCAGAATGTGGGGCCGCCCGCCGTAAAGCAGGCGGCCCCGGTGATTAGCTGTTGAAGGTGGAGCAGGTCTCGATGCGGACCATGTACGCCTCCACCAGGCGCTCGGCCACCTTGGTGGCTTTCCAGCCTGCGGTGGCGCGCTGGTCCAGGGGGTCGGCAGTACCGGCAGAGCCGAGCTGCTTCACGATGTGCTGGAGACCGCCGCCGGTGATCTCGGTCACGCCGTAGGCGTCCGCACCCAGAATGAGGGTGGAGTACACGTCACGGGCGGATGCCTTGGGGGTGACGGTGCCGCTGGAGGCGGTGCCGGTCTCGTAGTCCTTGCCCGCGTGGGTAAAGACCTTGGCCTCGCTGGTCTCCACGAAGCGGACGCCCTCGATGCGTCCGATCTCGCCCTCGTAGATGCCGTCGGGGTCGGAGTAGGTCTTGACGTTCACCCACTTGGGGTCACTCATAAGGTCGTAGGAGCAATCCGGGTGGATGATGCCCGCGTAGTAGCCGTTGATCTTGGGCGCGTTCATCACCTTGAGGTAACGGACAGCGCGGCGCACGGCGTCCACGGTCAGGTAGTGGTTCTCGCTGTCGGTCTTGCTGCCGCCGCACAGGTTGGCGCGGCTGTCCACCTGGCCCTCGGCGTACTGCACGTTGGTGCCGCCGTTCAGTACCTCACGGGTGATGGTGTCCAGGGTGCGGCCCGCCTGGCTGCCCAGCAGCTTGGTGGCCTGCACCAGGTTGTTGTCGATGGCGGAAAGCAGCAGCATATCGGACAGCTCGATGAAGCCGCCGTACTGCGCCACAGTCGCGGTGATGATGCCCATGTTGAGCTTCTGACCTTCGGGGGTCACACCTTCGGTCAGGGCCGTGGTGGCCTTGGGCAGGGGGTCATACTTGCGGAACTCAATGGTCTTACCGCCATTCTTGGGGATGGGGTGCTTCTGTCCGAACTGGTCATGGACCAGCAGCGGCTCCGCCATATCAATGAGATAGTCGGAGTAGAAGGTTTTCATCTCGCCGGAAAGGTCGTTCCCGGTGGTTGCGCTGGTCGTCTTGTTGATGACTGCATCAAACAGGTTCAGCACGACGGGCAGCAGAATGAATTTGCGGATGGTGTTCATGTTAAAATCTCCCTTCTGGGGAGAGGCTTAAAACTCGATGTGCTCTCCCCGTGCAGCTCTGCGGATGATCTCCGCGCGGTCCCTCTTGGACAGCTTGGAAACGTCATCCTTCACGATAAATGCACCCTGGGAGGTCGTGCCGTTTTCCTGGGGCCTTGTGCCCTTGGCGCGGATGCCGTCCACCACCTGCTTCTCCGTAGCCTTGGCCTGCATAGCGGCCACGCCCGCCTTGATCTGGTCCATGTGGACCACTTCATAAGCGTGCTGGACGGGAACGCCCGCCCGGAGCATGGAGAGGAACTGGGGGTTTTTGACTTCCGCGTTGAGGTCGAAGCTGGGGTACAGCCCCTTGACCTGTTCGGCCTCGCCGTACCACTGCTGGAGCTGCTGCTGCGCCCGCTGGTCGTTCTGCCGCTGGCGCTGCTGGCGCAAAAGCGCCTCGTTCTCCCGCTGGAGCTTCTGGAACTGCTTGTACTGCTCAACAGACATCCCCGCCTCCTCGGCGGCCTCGGACCAGTATGCGTCATCGTTTTCGATGGCCTGGGACAGCTTGCCCATGTCGCCGTCGCCGATCTGGTAGCGCTGCATCAGCATATCAATGACAGGCTGATACTGGCCCACCTGCTGCTCCAGGTTTCTGGTCTCCCGGAAGCGCCGGTCGATGATGCGCTGGGTCTCCTCGGTGTAGATGTCCTTGTACTCACCGTTCACAAGGTCCTGGAAAGCCCTGCGTTTGGCCTCCAGAGTATTGGACGTGGTGCTCGCGTCCGGTTTGTTGTCGCTCCCGGCGTCGGAGGACCGCTGCTGTCCCTCCGGGTCTCCGCCCTCGCCAGCCTCCGCCGGTTTGGCCTGCTTCCCGAAGATGACATTCTGGTATTCGCCCGATTTTCCCCGCCGGGTGGATGCGGGGGATGCCTGGGTCTCGCCCTGTGTGCCGGGTGCTCCGTCGCCAGAGGCCGCCGCCCCTGCGCCTGCTCCGCCTGCGGCACCGCCGCCGTCGAACAGGTTCAGCCGGATGTCCAGCAAATGCTTGAAGTTCATAGGATTGCCTCCTTTTTCGTCGCGGGTGTATCGCCCCCGTGCATCGGTCCCTGACTTCACCAGGGCAGCGGCCCGGTCCCCACCGTGACCGCCGCCCCGCATGGTGTGAAGCAGGAGGACAGTATAAGCGTATCAAATGCTTTTCAGCTTTTCGCCCCGAACTCGGAAAAAATTTTTATTTTTCTTCCCGGCACTCCACCTGGACCTGCTCCGGGTGGGCCTGGGCCACCTGGGCAAGGCCGATGACAGCCATCTCAAAGGCCGCCGCCGTGCCGTCGTCCCCGTCGAAGTCGAGCTGCACATCGCCGCTCTCCATCCGCCAGGTGTAGACCTCCACATAGCGTTCCCGCATGGCGTTGGTCACATATCCGGCCAGGGCGTAAAGGATGCCGGACACAGCCGCGCACGCCTCCAAGCTGCCGGTGGCGTGGCCCTGGGCAGAGAGGATGCAGCGCTGGCCGTCCCGTTCGGCATAAACCTGGGTCATAACACGTCGCCTCCCGTCATTCGTTGCCCATGCTGGGGGTGCTGCGCTTTGCCAGCCGCTCCCCGTAGCCGGTCATGGGATGCTGGGCCTCCATGATGCCGCTTGCAAGGCTGTCCTTCTCGCTGGAGGGCGCGGGGCCTGCCGCCTGGCCTCGCTGGCCGCCGCCGGTAGGCTGCGCCGCTCCGATGCCCATGTCCTTGCCCGTGAGGGTCTGGATGATGAGGGCCATCTGGTCGAGCTGCTGGGACATCTGCTGGCAGATATTGAGAAGGGTCTGGCCGTTCTGCACCTGCTCCTTCACCTTGTCGATGCCTTCAAACTCCATCATTTCCAGAGCACCCAGCGCCTCCTGCGCCCGCTCCGGGTTGAAGAAGCCCAGGCCGTACAGCTCCTTGGCCCGCTCGTTCTGCTCCATGCGGGAGAAGGGGTTTTTCTTCTGGGCCTTGATTTTCAGGTCGAAGATGGGCTTGCGGTAGAGGGGGATGCCGTCGGAGGTCTGGCCCACTTCCTGCTCCTTGATACCCGCGTTGTTCATGTCGATGAACTGGTAGCTGCCAGGCGTCTGGCCCGTGATGCGGAACGAGCGGGTCTCGTCGTAGAACTGCCGGATAAGCTCAATGCACATCGAATTGATTTTGACGTGGGTGCGGTAGCTGGCGGAGATCATGTCCCGGCTGGCCTTGTTGCCCGCCTCCTGGAGGGCGGCGATGGCAGCGGCGGCGGTGACGCCGGACCCGGCGCTGCCGCTGTTCACGTCGCGGTTGGCCGCCGTGTCCTTCATCTCCTCGATTTTCATTTGCGCCACGGTCACATAGATGTCGTCCAGCGGGTTGGTGACAATCTCCTTGATGCGCCTGTCGTCAAGCTCACCTTGGACGTGGACCAGGGGCTTGCTCCAGTCCAGGAACTCCTCCTCGTTGATGCCCGTGCTGTCGCTGACGAAGAAACGCTTCTTGGTGGTCATCATGCTGTTTTCCAGGATGTTGGAGGACAGCTTGTCGATGTAGAGCTGCGGGTCCTTGCAGATGGCGACATAGCCGAAGCCCACCGGCGTGCCTTTTTCCGGGAACATCACATCCAGCACGACGGGGTAGAGGCCGTGGTCGTACCAGCCCGTGTCCCGGTAGTTGGGGTCGTTCTCGCTGGCGAACAGCAGGGTCTCGCCCACGAACTTGGCGTAGTGCAGCAGCGTCTTGCCGCTGGCAGAGGTCGTCTTGTAGTACCAGTCCACCACCACGCTTTTGTTGCTGGTGTCGATGGTGTCATCGTAGATATACTGCTTCACATCCACGGCCCCGCCGCTCAAATGGCCCTTGTGCTCCGGGTACTGCTGCTCCAGCAGGTCCTCGTCCACCAGGTCCACGATGAACAGGTTGCGTGACTTCTGAATGTCGGTCACGCCCGGCTCCCAAAACAGCTTGAGCAGGTCGATCTCCCGGATGTCCACGTCGCCCAGGCCGTTCTCCTTGGCGCTGTTCCAGAACACACCGTAGGCTGCCGTGCCGTGTTTCAGCTTCTCCCACCAGTTGTCAGAGTAGGTCTGCTCGTAGTCGTTGTACTCCAGGATGACCGGCAGCACGGAGGACAGCACCTTGGCGCTCTCCTCGTCGCTGCGCTCGCGGGGGAGGACCACCGGCTCCGGGTAGTTGTCCATAGCGTCCGCGTGCTTATTGAGAATAGCGTTGAACAGCCAGGCAGAGGACGGCTCCGGCCCTCTGTACTCCGGGTTGTCCGTGCGCTGCTTGCCCTTGCGGATGGCCTCCCAATGGCGCAGCTCCCACCATAGCTCATCCTGGACCACGCGCTCCTCCAGGCTGGCCTTGCCTTTCTTGTAGTCGCTCAAGATGCTGATTGCCTCCGCGATCTCCGCTCTGCCGATGCGCCGCTGCCCGGCGGGGGCCGTCAGCAGCATGGCCTCCATCTCCGGGTCCACGCTCTCGTCCTTCTGCACGCCGGGGACGCCCCAGCCCATCGGGGGCTTGCCCAGGGTCGCGTCCTGCTCGTTCTTCCGTCCGAAAAGTGCCATAAATCAATACCTCCTGTAAAAATCGTAACGGTCATACTGCTGGTCCTGTCCCAGGTCCAGCGGGTCATATACCACCAGGGCGGGGGGCTTGTTCCGCCTGGGTGCTATCGGGTTTTTCATGCAGACGTAGCGCAGCTCGTCGTAGATGTGGTCCTCGCCCTCGGTGTTGATGTCCTCCACATTCTTCTCGTCGTAGACCAGGTTGGGGACCGTGCGGATGAAGTGCTTGCAGGTGTTGAACACATACAGCATGGGGATGCCCTCCTCGTCAAAGGCGAGGCGGTGATGCACCTGCATCTTGCCGTCGATGCGGGCGTGGTCTCCGCGCTCGAAGTACACCCGCTGCCGCTCCATCAGAGCGCCGATGCTCTCCGTGCCGTCGCTGCCCCAGATAGCAGGGTCTCCCACGCGGTTGATGCGCCGGCCCTTGAGGTTGGGGTCCTCGGCCTCGATGCGCCGTATCTCCCGCGCCACCTCGGACGGTTCCATCTTCACGCCGGTGTTGGGGGTGCCGGTGCAGCCGTAATACTCCCGGATGCGGTAGAGCCGCCGGTCCCGGTCCACGGCGTACCAGCCCACGGAGAAGGGCCTGGAGTAGCCCCAGTCCAGGCCGCACCAGATGGCCCAATCCTGCGGGACCTTGAAGGGGGAGATGACGTGGGTGTTGATGCGGTCCGTGTAGTGGTCGCTGTCGTTGCGCCACTCCGTGAATACCTGGCCTGCGAAGGTGTCCCAGTCGCCGTACAGCAGCGCCTTGCGCTCCTGCTCCGGCATGGAGGCCAGGCTGGTGAGGTAGTCCGGGTTGTTTGCAAGCAGTATCTTGTTGTCAAACACGGAGGACGGCACGAAGATGCGGGACTTCCAGCGTGTCTCCTCGTGGCCGTCAGGAAAGCGGACCTTGAACTGCTCCCAGATCGTTTGCATGGGCTGGGCCGCCGTGATGAAGCGCTCCTTCACCCAGCCGTGGCCCACGCCGCCGGGGTTGGCCTGTGCCCGGATGTAGCAGCGGGTCCCCGGCCCGTTGGGGCGGTTTCGGGAGAACAGGTAGCTGTACTCCTCCCAGAGAAATTGCGTCAGCTCGTCAAAGTCGATGAAGTCATAGCGCTTGCCCTGGTAGTTGGTCCGGTCCTTGGTGTACTGCATAGAGCCGAAGAAAATCTTGGCCCCGGAGGGGAAGGTCCAGACGTGCTTGCTCTCGTTAAACCTGGCCTTTTTGTAGGCCCGTCTGTAAATCTCCGTGCTGCGGTCCATCAGCTCCGTGAGCTGCGGGAAGGTCTTGCGGAGGATAAGCCCACGGTAATGCGGTATCTCCACCTGGCGCAGGGCCTCGGCCAGGGCGCAGTCCGATTTACCGCCGCCCGCTGCACCGCCGTACAGCGCCTCGTCCTCAAAGCGGGCCATAAGGGCCGCCTGGCGCGGCTGCGGGGTCCAGATGACATTAGCCATCGTTTGCGCCTCCCTCCGTCGGTGGGCCTGGGTTGTCCATCACGGGGGAGAGGAGCACCACGCCGCTGCCCTCGTCCTCGTCGCCGTCCTGGGCCTCCGGCTTGTACTTCCACGTCTCCGGCTTCCGGTTGGTCAGCCAGAACATTTGCGCCGCTGTATTGGCAGCTACATGGACTTCATCGCGGGCCTCCACAAGGGTCTCGACCTCGCGGATGCGCTTGCCCGTTTCCGGGTCATATTCTACGGTCTTGAGCTTGTAGTGCTTCACGATCTGGGCATTGTAGCCCAGGCAGCTCTTGAACAGGGCGTTTTCCACCTGCTCGTCCGGCACTTCACACGCCTGCGCGAAAGCAGCCGAAAGTGCCGCGTAGCGCTCGTCCCCCTCCTGGCCCTCGTCCAGGTATTTGCGGAAGGTAGAGTAGGCGATATGGAGGTTGGCAGCAATCTCCTTTGCCGTGGCCCCGTCTTTGGCCCATTTGATGATCTTGTCCAGGTTGGGGAGGACATGGGTCTCGTATTTACTTTTTGCCATTCGCTCCCGCCTGCCTTTCTGAAAAATTGGCTTCTCTTTCATCGTAGCAAAGGCAGCTTCTTTTTTCGCCCCGAAGGGAGGATGTTTTTTCATTCTGGTGTTCACGCGTGCGTGGAGGACCCTCTCACCCTCACCATCCCCCCATACCCCCCTTCCTCTCCCTCTCTCCCTGGAGCGGGGGAGACCATTTTCGTGGCCTCACGAAAAAGATAAGAGACCCCAGGCCATAGGCCCAGGGTCTCTCTGGTATGCTTATGCTTTGCTTTTGCTGTGCTTTTCTATCGTGTAGGTGGCCCCATAGCGCCGCCGCCCACAATGGGAGCAGGTCACTTTGTGATCTACGCCGCCGCCCACGCGTTTGAGGTCGTAGCCCTCCTGGAGCATCGCGGCGCACCTGCCGCAAAGGTCCTTCGGTTCGGTCATCAGTCGCTCACCCCCTTGAAGCTCTCCCGGACGTGACCGCCGTTCAGCTCAAATTCCACGGTGTGGTAGTACCCCTTCGGATGGATGTACACCACGCGGCCCGCCACAGGCCGCCTCAAGCTCCGCTTGTCCTCGCCGCTGTCGGTGAATGTCTCCGGCAGGCGCATCACCTTGTCGCCCAGCTTCATGCCTTGCCCTCCCATGCCGGGCAGGTGGTGTCCGGCTCCGTGAAGTCCGCGCAACGTGGACTGTCTCCGTTGAAGCATACGCCCTGGAAGTCCTCGTACCAGGCGCAGCTCCCGCAATTCTGCTTCATGCCGTTTCCTCCCGTTCCATCGTCATGCGGGCCAGCAGGCTCTCATACATCCGCTTGTAGGTGTCCCGCTCCGTCTGGGCGATTACCAGGGCCATGGAGGCCGTGCCGTCCTCGGTGTCTCCGCGTACCGGCTCCGGCTCCTCCTCGTCCTCCTGGGGGCTTGCAAGGCCGTACTGGGCCAGCCCCAGGCCGGAGAGGAGGCCGAGGTCCACCTGCTCCATCTCCCGCCGGGTGCAGCGGCCAACAAAGCGCCCCACGCGGCTCTTGTCCACGGTGTACACGTTCTCGCACAGGGCCGTGCTGATCTGTTCGGTGGAGCGGATGGTGATGTGCTCCGGCAGCTCCTTCTTGGGGGAGGCGGAGCAGTAGACCACCTGGACCACGGGGCTGTTGTCGTTCAGAGCGTCGCAGCTCACGATGATGGCGGGCCGGTCCTTCATCAGCTCGTGGCCGATGGCGTTCGGTATATCTACCCAGTAAATCTCCCCGCGCCGCATAGCGTTGGCAGGGAATGTGCCTTTCTTTGCCATAATCAAACCTCCGTGATAGTCAGATTGAAGCGTTCCCGCAGGAGCTTCTTTTTCATCTCGTACTGGGCCGTCTTGGTGGCCCGGCTCTTGACATCCTCCACCACCGGCAGCCAGAACACGGTGCCGTACTTGTCCGGCGCGGTGGGGCGCTCGTAGGCGAAGTCGGCCACATAGTGGATGGCCCGGACCCGCTCGCCGGTCTCCGTGATGTAGCTTTCCTGGAGGGTGTACTGCTGCTGGAGGCGCAGGTTGCGTATCTGCCCGGCCTTGAGCATCAGCATCAACTCGTCGTAGCGGCGGGCCTCCTTCTTGCTGTCGAAGCGGAGGCTGCCCCGGCTGTCCGGCTGGTTGTGGTACTTGGGGGCCTTGGTCTTGCCCACGATGCCCAGCTTCTCCATGACCTGGCGCTGGGCCTCCGGCCCCATGCGTTGCAGGTCTGCGGCGGTCAGTCCCATCTCTCGTGCCTCCTTCCGTTTGGTGCAGCGGCGGGCCGGGCCGAAGCCCTGCCCCCGCAGAAACATCATGGGGTGCAGCAGCTTCCCGGACAGGCCGCAGAAAACTGTGTTGTCCACGACGCGCACATACTCGCACTCGTCGCAGTATTCGATCTGGCCCTCCCGCTCCAGGGCCATCTCCAGCGGGGTCTTATCCAGCATTAGCCTGCGCCTCCTCCGCTTTCAGCTTGCGCTTGCGCCGGGCGTAGGCGCTGTCGGCGGCGGACAGGCCGGGGTTCGTGAGGCGGCGCAGCCGTGCCTTTTCCCGCAGCTCCTCCCGGTGGGCCTGCTGGTATGCCCGGTTCCGCGCCCGCTCCTTCTCCGGGTCCCGGTTCCGGTCTTTCAGCTTCCGGCGCTCCTCGGCCTTGCCGTCAAACCAGCCGATGTGCTTATAGCTGGCCGCGAAGCAGCCCTCGGAGCAGAAGTATGTCGTGGCCTGCCGCTTGCCGTCCCGCTCCACCTGACGCACCCAGGGGGTGTCCGCCGTGGTCACGATCTGCTTCCCGCAGGTGCGAAACAGGGTCAGCCGGTTGGCCGTCTGTCGGCGCACGCTCATAAGTCGGACCTCCGCTCCATCACGCCCAGGATGTACTTGCCGTCCTCGCCGCGCCGGGCGTGTATCTCGTACTTCTCCCGCATCTCCTTGACGGAGAAGCGCGGGACGGCCAGCCGCCAGCCCAGGGCCGTCTCCGGGGCATCCGGGTCCATGGCCCGCTCCCCGTGCTCCAGCACCACAGCGGTGAGCACAGCGTCCACAAGGGCCTGGGTCTCATGGTTTCCGACATCCGCCTGGGCCAGGGCCTCCCGCAGCTTCTCGTTCTCCTTGGCCGTGTCGGCCACCTTCTTGCGCCAGCGCCCCAGCTCATGCTCCAGGCGCTTGATCTTATCGACGTTTCTTTCCATGTTACTCCGTCCTCTCGTAGTATTTCAGCAGGTTGGCGGCCACCGTGCAGCTTTTCCAGTCCTGGAGGTTGGCGCAGTAGCGGTCCGCGTACTCGGCCAGAGCCTCCCGGTCCGGGAAGCTCATGCAGCCGCCCTCGCAGCGGACGCACAGCCGCTCGTCCCAGCGAAAGAACGGGCACGCCCAGGTCTTGTGTGAGTAGCCAGCCATTTGTCCGCCCCCTTGCTCATTCCGTGATCTGTCGCTGTCCTGCCGTGCTGCCCGGCAGGCCGATGGGGTTCTTCCGCAGCATCGTCTCGTAGGTTTGCTCGAAGCGCTCCATCTCGAAGTATTTCTTGTCCGGCGGCATGAACGCGTCGATGCCGCCCATGGCCTCGATGACCTTCTGGGTCCTGGTGGGCATCCCCTCCAGCGCCTGCTCTTTCGTCCGGCCAGCCAGCCGGGCCAGTTGCAGCTCGCTGCGGGCCATCAGGTAGGCGTTGCTGATTTCCGACCTGACCTCGTGCAGAACGGCCTCCGCCGCCTCCCGCATCTCCGCGATGGTCGGAGGGAATTTGCAGGTCTGGCACACCCGGATGACTGCCTGCTGGGCCGCCCAGAAGTCGATGTCCCGCAGGCAGGTGGTCCAGAGCGTGATGGTCGGGGCCAGCTTTGCCTTTAGGCTGTCCTTGTCCGGGGCCTTGAACATCTCCGCGTTGGGATAGGCCATCATCAGCACCGCGAAGATTTCCGTCACTTCCGCCCTGGTCATAGGCCGCTGAACTCGTCGTGCAGGTCTCGCAGGGCGTCCATCTTCTCGCCCGTGCTGGCCTGCTGGGGTCTGCCGCTGCGGCTGGGCTGGTAGGGCCTGTCGTCCTTGAGGGCGAACACGCCTGCCCAGCAATGGTCCTCGCTCTGGTGCAGAATGGCGATCTGGACATCCCGGTCTCCGGGGGCCAGCTTCTCCAGTTCCGTGACCAGGCGCTTCTTGGCCTGGTCCGTCATCGGCTTTTTAATCCTGTTCCGCATCGCCTCGAAGTCTTGCAGAGCGGAAAGCAGGTCGGCGTCGCCGGAGGCGAAGTCCGCAAAGATAGTTTCCTTTGTTTTCTTTTCCTCTGCTTTGCTTTGCTTTTCTTTACTCTGCTTTGCTTTTCTTTTATTTGCATCGGTTTGCTCTGCATTTGCATTACTTGTGGATGCTCCGCTGCCGTCGTCGGCCTTGCAAGGCTGATTTTTCCAGCGTTTTTGCGCCGCCTCCCGGCGGAGGTTGGAGATGTCGTCCACCTTCCCCATGCGTCGGAGAAGGGAAGCGGAGTAAAGATACTCGCCGTCGTTCACCAAAAGCGTGCTGCCGTTTTCTGCAAACTCTGTGCAGCAGTCTGTGATGATCTGCTCCAGGCGGGATGCTTCCACCTGCATTTGCATAGCAAGTGTATTCCAGATGTACTTGTTCACGGACAGCCGGTACTCCGGCTGCTCCCGGAGTATCTCCACCAGCATGAAGTACACCCCGTACCCCTCCGCCCCGTAGACGGAGCGGAGGGCCAGGATTTTGGGGTCGTTGCGGGCGTTGCAGTCGTGGGAGAAGAAATAGGCGTCTTTCTCGTTGGTCTTGGGCATACGGATGCCTCCTTACGCAAGCGCCTGCTGCCCCGTTGCATCCTCTGCATCCTCGAAGATGCCGTCGGGCAGCTCCGGCGCGGTATTGCTGCTGGGTTCGATGACCTCCCCGGTCTCCGGGTTGGCCTCTGGAAGGGCATCTGGCGCGTTTTCGGGTGCATCCAGGTAATTCTTGCTCCCATCGGTGCCAATGGCCGCCTCGTCGCTTGCAAGGGCTTTCTGGAGGTCAATGGACATGATGCCCCACTTGCTGATAAGCTGGCGCAGCATCGTCTTGCAGGCCATCCCGTCGAAGTCCTTGTACCAGAAGGAGGAATACTTCCACTCGTCGCCCTTGGGGTAATTGCCCGCCACGAAGTCGGCGTAGGACACGCGGCTGTACCGGGGGTCCTGGGCCTCGCGGGCCTCCAGGTGGAACGCCTGGGAGTAGCGGTCCGCGTGGGCCAGCATCTTATCCTTGCTCCAGTACAGCACCTTGCGGAAGCCGTTGTTCAGCTCGAAGTAGGCGTAGTAGCCCACCACGGGGCGGCTCTCCCGGTCTCCGTCGTCCTCCAGGAACTCCAGGATGGGGCGGCGGGTGAAGCGGTCCCGGCCTCTGTACTCACCCTCCACCACGGGGAACGCGTCGATGTCCAGGTATTGGCCGCTGCGCTCCGCAAGCTGGATGTAGCCCTTGTAGCCGAGCTGGAACTGGGCCACGGTGCCGCGCTTCTTGTCCTTGTAGGGGACCATGTAATACTGGCCGAGCTGCGGGGAGGGGGACAGGTTCAGGCTCTCACCCAGCAGGGCGGCGGTCAGCACCGTCCCGGCGTCGCACTCCTGGAGGGACGGGTTTACGGCCACGGCGGAGCTGATGGCAGCCACGAAGCGCCGGGCGCGGTCCGGGTCTCCCAGGGTGTCGTTCACGAGCTTCTGGTACATCGGCGTCTGGATAGCCACGCTGAACTTGGGCTTGCCGCCGCTGCGGCTCTGCAAAGAATTGTTCACGGCCATGATTAAATCCTCCTATACGAAATGTTCCGTTCTTTCAGCCAGCGGGAAAGCTCCGCCGCCTGGTCCTTTGTCACCTGGCACTCAAAGCGCAGCAGGTAGATGGTCTCCTCAACGGCCTCACCGCCGCCGGGCTCCCAGGTCCCGGCCTGGGCTGCATTGGCAGCGGGGTCTGGGGTCTGCTCTGCGCCCCGCGTTGCCTCTGCCTCGCGCTGTTCCTCTGCCAGGTTGGCGGCCTGGGCGGCCCGCTGGGCCTCGTATTCCCGCAGGCGATTGGCCCGCTCCTGGAGGCGGGAGCGCTCCATCAGGGCCTCGTTCAAGTCCAGGTGCTCCAGGTACTTGATCTTAACGGCCTCGGCAAACTCGCTCTCCACGGTAGCCAGGACCTCCAAATCGGACGCGGCCTTGTCCTCCGCCGTGACGATGGCCTCCCGGACCTTCTTCATGGTCACGCTGGTGTTGTACCAAGTGTCCTGCCACAGCTTCTCAAAGGGGAGCAGCGCCCGCAGCTCGCCCACGGTCTCCTCGTAGATTTCCAGGATAGCGGCCCGCTTGTCCGCCCGGCGCTTCTCCTCGTACTCCTTGAGCTGCGCGTCGATGGCGGCGATGGGCTGGTCAATAAGGCCCACCAGCTCCTTCACCTTGGCCTCGAAGTCGGTGTACGGGGCCATGCACTCGCGCTTGACCTCCTTGCGCTTGTTCTCCAGGGCCTCCCGCAGCTTGTTCAGCTTGGCGCGGTCCTCCTTGGCACCCTTGATGCCGTCCTCTGTTACCACCAGGCCGGTGTACAGCGCCAGGCTCTCCGCAAGCTGGCCTTTCAGCTCCTCAAAGTTGAAGTCTATCGTCTTGGGCAAAGTCTCCAGGCTGTTGCCCATCACAAATTCCATGCTCATGTTGTCCTCCTGTTCAGATAGGCGGGAGCTTGAGGTTTGGTTTCTGCCGCTGCTCCACGCAGTGCCAGAAGGGGACCGCCTCCCGCCGGATGATGGCGATGTCGTCCTCGGCATCCGCCCGTTCGATTTTGTAGTGTCGGGTCTCTTTCCGGTCCTCGCCCTCCGCCGTGGTATATTTGATCTGGGCCAGCAGTTCCACGAACTGCCACCCGGTGGCAAGCATCTGCTGGCACACCTGGGCGTAATACTCCGTGGGGATGCGCCCCTTCCAATGGGTCCAGCCGGTGGAGGAGAGGATTTCCGTGGTTTTGATCTCCAGGCCGCCCAGCCGCCCGGTGGCAGTTTCCTCCAGTTCCCCGTCCGGGGTGCAGGTGATGAAGGGCAGGTTCTGGTGTTTGATGATCTTGTAGGGGGTGAAGCTCACCCGGTATTCCGGGTGGTCCAGGGCGAAGAAGGAGCGCAGCAGCGGCTCCGCGTCGTTGCCGTAGCGCACATAGGGCTTGTCCCCGATGTCCTCCGGGATGACCAGCCCGCACTTCTCCTCCCAGAGCTGTACGTTGGTTTTCCAGGGGGAGAGGCCCAGGAGGGCGGCGGCGTCAGACGCCCCCAGCCCATCCTTGCGGGCCTCCAGCCATTCCGCCCGGTCCTTGCAGATGATGACCTGCGGCTGCATCACATCATCACGACGATTTTGCCGTCCTTAACCTCCTCGGCCAGCTTGTCCTCAAAGTAGGCCGTGATGCTGGCCTTGGCCGCCTGCTGCCACATCCCGCCGTCAGCCTCGAACAGGCCCACGTTGCCGTCATCGTCCAGGCGCAGCAGGAACTCGCTCTCCGGCTGTTCCACCTCCAGGAAGGTGCGGAAGGGGCGCAGGGCCACGCGGGGCTTGACCTGCACCAGCGCCTTGAGAGAGACGCCCTGGCGGGCCTCCACTTCCTGGCTCACGCCGTTGTCGCGGGTGGTCACGCCGCTGTCCTTGCTCATGCGGGAGAGCAGGTCCAGCAGGTAGTCCACGCCGGGGCCGGGGGCAAACTTGCTCCGCAGCTCAATGATGGCCTGCTCATACTCCCGGAAGCCGTCACGGAAGCCCGGAACGTCGCATTTCGCGGTATAGAGGCTGTCGCGGCACATCACGTCGTCGTAGGTGGTGAACACGGAGACCGTGCGGGCATCGTCCACGCGGATGAACACGGGCAGGTTCTCGAACATATCCAGCTCGTTGCGGACCAGCTTCACGATGCTGTCCAGGCCGGAGACGGAGAGGTTGGCAGGGCGGTCAATGTGGGGCTTGATACGGACCAGGTCGTGGTCAGAGTAGGTGTCGCCGTGGATGTCGTAGGTCTTGTTGTCCTTGAGGGACACGAGGTACTGGGCAAATTCTTTCAGCATGATGAATACTCCTTTCAGATCGTGGCGTTATGCCTGGCGTTTGAACTTCAAAATTTTGGGGTGGTCCTGCTCCTCACCGTCGAGGGCTAACTGGCCGGGGACCTGGGGCACCATTTCGGCCACCAGCAGCTCGCCGGTGCTGGGTGCGTTGGTGATGTAGAGGCTCGTGGTCACGGGGTCCGTCGGGGTCAGGGAGCACTTGGCCGTGCTCTGCACCGTGATGGTCCGGCGGTCCGCGCTGGGGATAAGCTCCAGGGTCACGGAGATTTTGCGCTTGGCGGTGGCCTTGGTGTTGGGGTCCAGGATGTTGTCCATCACCTTGCCCATCTCATAGTCCACGCGCTCCAGGATTGCACCCATTGACATCTCAAGGATGCTTTTCTTGTCCAACTGGTCACTCATGCGGTTTTATCCTCCTTTTTGGTGGCCCGTTTCCGGGCCGCATATTCTCCTAACAGCCGCTTGAGGGCTGCGTCATGCCAGCTTTGCCAGGACGAATACCCGCACACCTGGAGCAGGTCGTCCGGCAGGCTTGCCGCGAACTCGCGGCTGATGCGGTAACACTTGCGGAAGCGCCCGGTGGGTGCGGTGGGCGGTGCGGTCTCCGTCTCGCTGGCCTCGCTGCGGCTCTCTGCTGTCGGCAGCGCCCCAAGCAGGTCCAGGTCCTCCGCGTCGTAGAGTTCCGTCCTGGGCGCTCCCAGGACATTCTCCAGGGCCTTGAGCTGGTCCGCCGTCGGCAGGCATACGCCCTTCTCATACCGGCTCACCATGCCCACGTCAGCCCTGGGTTCCGTTTCTTTCAGTCTGGCGGACACCTGCGGCTGGGTCAGGCCCAGCGCCATCCGCCGCTCTTGTAGTCGGTTCATGCTCTGCCTCCTCTATCAGTCTGATTTGTTGGAAGAAGGGGAAGAACTGGGGCGGGCACACCGCGTTTCCGAGGCATCTAACTCTGTCCATCCAGTTGGGAAGCCCATCAACCATTCGGTCCATTCCGGGTTCAGATTTCCAGTACCCCCCCCCCGCCAGGTAAGCCACTTTCTGGCATAGAAGCAATGACCTGGTGGATGTCGCGTCCTTCCGCAGGTGCCGGGCCAGCCCCGCCGCGTCCATCGCCGTCGGCGTGGGCCACGATTGCAAATCGGTATCTTTGGTGCGGAGCGCCGACGCCGCGAGCTGGAACCATAAACGCCCGTGCGGTGTAGCCTTTACTTTCCAGGTCAGAAAGCACATCGTCGAGCGCCAGATTGAGGATGTTAGCAACATTCTCTCCAATGACCCAAGCAGGCCGCAGCTCGTCGATAACTCTAAGCATCTCCGGCCAGAGGTAGCGGTCATCGCTCTTGCCTCTGCGCTGTCCGGCTTTGGAGAAGGGTTGGCACGGGAAGCCGCCGGAAATAATGTCAACTGTTCGTAGTCCGGTCCGTTCACAGAAACTCTCCTTTGTCAAAGTCCGAATGTCCCGCCAGCGTGGAACGTCCGGCCAATGTTTCTCCAGGACCCTGGTGGGGTAGTCGGCCCACTCGCATTGTCCCACGGTGTGGAAGCCTGCCCACTCGGCGGCCAGGTCCAGGCCACCGATGCCGGAAAACAGGGAAAGGTGGGTCAACTCCATATCAGCTATCCCTCATACGGGCTTTCCAGGGACCAGTCCCAGGTCTGCCCGCCTTGCCATTCCGTGGTGAAGTAGTTGTGTGCGCCGTCTCCGGTGAAGTACAGGTACTCCTTCGGCAGCACCCGGCCCACGCTGCCCACGCACTCCTTCTCGGCCATCCAGCGGGCCAGCACATCCTCCACCAGGGCCAGGATGTCCGGGTCCACCGGGTTGCTGGGGTCGTAGCCGTAGAACTGGCAGGGCTGGGTCGTGATGCCCTCCACCGTGTCGGCCCAGAAGCGGTCCCCACTGTCGTAGCGGTTCAGCACGCACCAGATCGTGGCCGCCTGTTCCGTGGTGGAGCAGCCCCGCGCCTCGCCCCACACCATCTTTGCCAGGGCTACCTTGGACGCCTCCATCGGGTCGATGGCCTCCCGGTCCTCAAACTCCAGCGTGATGGGTTCCAGCGCGGGTGTCTCCGCCGGGAGCGCCGTTGCCGTCACCGGCACGGTGGCCTCTGGTGTCTCCGGCTCTTGTGGACGCCCGCTCCAGGCGAACGCAGCAGCCACGGCCAGAAGGGCCAGCGCCAGGCAGGCGGCTCTCTGCATCGCGGCCCTGCGGCGGCGCTGCTGCCGCCTCCGCCGTTCAGTCCGGGTCATAGGTGCTTCTCCTGCGGCGGTACAACTCGTCGATAAGGTCCGTGTCGCTGTAATCGGCCAGCGCCTTGCCCTCGTCCTCGGTCTCAACCGATACAAGGATAGAGGATTTCAGATACAAAGCGGGACGCGGCGCGAAGTAGGCGAAGCACACGCCGTCGTAGTTCACGGTGCCGCCGGTGCTGATGTAGTACGCGATGCTGTCATTCGAGATCGGGGAGCTGTTGGTTGTCCAGCCCGTTGCCAGCCAATAGGGCTTGGAGGTCAGCGGCAGGACGCTGCGGTGCTTGCGGTACTCGTCGATGGTCAGCGCCCGCACGACGGCCAGGGGCTTGCCGTAGTCCGTCATGCCGTCCATGGTGGTCAGGTCGATGGGTCGCTCCACCACGGCGGAGAAGATGGCCGGATGCTTGTCCCGCAGCCAGCGCTCCACGGTTTTGGAAAGCAAGCTGCCCGCGTAGTTGTTGTGGTCCTCACGCTCGGCGTCGTCATCCTCGAACTGGCAGCACTCCGGCAGCGTGTCGGCGGCCACCGCAAAGGCGGCGTCCAGGTCGTCCTCCAGCTTCACAAACTCCACACCGTCGAGGGTGAAGCGTTCGCCCCGACGTACCTGCGCCAGGGCCAGGTCCTTCATTTTCATGTCCTTGTCCTCCTCTTTAGTTTACTGGCCGCTCTCGGCGGTCGTGGTGGTCCGCCGGTTGCCCCGGCGGCGGATTGCCTCTTGAAACGTCCTTTGAGCCAGACGGGGGTCATACTCCGGGCGCTGGTTCTTGTCCAGCTTGCCCGTGTCGCCTCGTCGCAGCTCCTCATAGATCGTTGCGGGGTGGCATCCGATTTTGTAGGCGATGTCCAGCACGCGGGCTTCCTCCTGGTACATCTTTGCGATTTTCTTTCGGTCCTGGAAATCCAGGTACTTGCAGGCCATCACGCGCACCCCCTTTCCTGGGAAAAAATAAAGCCCGAAGGACTGTTTCATCCTTCGGGTTTTACGATAGCATTTGCGACATGAGTGTTTTAATGATATGCTCCTTGACATCGAC